AAGACGGGGGATCGCGGACAAAACTGGCTCATTTGCGGTACGGCTGTTCGCCGTCCCGCCTCCATCGGCGCGCTAGGAACCCCCGAGGAACCCCCGAGGATATCAACGCATCGGTTTGCACCGCGTAATGCGCGATCTGTAGGCTGGTAGCTATGAAAGGCCGCCCGCCAACGCCGAAACACATCCTCGCTCTGCGTGGTTCCAAGCACGCCAAGGGGCGTGAGGAACTCGGCGCGGCTCCGTCTTCGCCGATCACCGCGCCAGAGTGGCTGAAGCCTCGAGCGCAGGAGATTTTCGGCCGGGTTGTCGCGTGGCTTGAGGGTATGGGCACACTCGCCGAGAGCGACGAGCACGTCATCACCCGCTACGCCACGACCTATGTCATGTGGGAGTATGCCAGCCAGCAGCTTCAGGCGATGGATTCGTGCTATGTCGAGGTCTTAGCCCCCGACGGGTCGATCCGCTTCTCTCGCCCAGTAGCGATGGCGATGCAGGCGAAGGAATGCGGCGAAGCTCTTCGCCATCTTGAGACTGTCCTGGGACTCACCCCCGGCGACCGCACCCGCCTCGGCTACGGAGCGGTGAAGGTGGTCGTCGATCCAATGGATGCTCTGCTCGCGAAACGTGGTTGATATCCGCGATTACCCCTAGCTCGCAGTTGAGGCAGGACGCCTACACCTACGAGCGAACTATGCCTGCACGGCGACAAATTAAACCGAGTCAGCGTTTCGGTCGGTGGGTGGCACTAGAGAACGGCGATTACTCGTCGGGCGTTCAACTGGTGAAGTGCCGGTGCGATTGTGGTACGGAGCGTGTTGTATCAGCGGCAAATCTCCGCAGCAGGCGAAACCCGTCATGCGGCTGCACTCGACGAGCAACGCTTGCAGCCATGTGCAGAAGGCCGATCTTCAGGGGCGAGCGATTCGGACGCCTCACTGCCTTGCAGGACGCTGCTTACGGCATCGGCACGATTCCTACCGTCAAGTGCCGCTGCGACTGCGGCGAGTCATGCGCCATCAAGCAGAAGTGTCTCAAGCGTGGAACCACTCAGTCCTGCGGGTGCTTGCGCCGCGAGCGGTCTTCTCAGGCGGCGGCGAGAGATATCGGAAGTCGTGCCAATCTTGACCGACTTTACGAAGGTATCCGCGGCTCAGTCTGGATGCGGTCGTCGTGGGAAGTGGCCGTTGCTCACAGACTGGATCGCGACGGGTTGACCTGGGAATACGAACCAGAGTGGTTCTTGCTGGACGATCACACGCGATATACCCCAGATTTCAAAGTAAATCTTGGGCCTCTTGGCTTCTTGTGGGTGGAGGTGAAAGGCGAATACTTCGGCAGATCGCAGGCCAAGGTTGCAGCGTTTCGGGCAACCGGAAGACCGCTGTATGTCGTTAACAAAGATAACTTCAAGGAGTATTCGGGCGTCAGCCCGTACATCGCAAACAAGCGATATCCGCGAATGTCGAGGGCCGCATGACGGACGGCCCGAGCCTGTTCACTCAGTTCTGCGCGATGCTTCGCCACTCAAAAGGCGACTTTGCAGGAATGCCATTCGAGTTGATGCCGTGGCAGCAGGACTTCTTCGACAAGTTGCTGTTCACGCTCAAGCCCGACGGACTTCGGCAATACCGGCGGGCGTTTCTTGCGTTGCCCCGCAAGTCTGGGAAATCTCAGATGTGCGCCGCTCTCGGCCTCTTTTGCCTTTTCATGGACGACGAGCCTGGGTCAGAGATCGTCGTCGCTGCTGGCGATAGGTCGCAGGCAAGCATCCTGCACACCGCCGCCAAGCATCTACTTGAGTCGTGCCCGAGCCTACTGCGTCGAGCCAAGGTGTATCGCAACTCCATCGTCGTCGAATCGACGAAATCGACGATGATAACCGTGAGTAGCGAAAGCGCGACGAAACATGGCCTTAACCCGTCAGTAGTCCTTATCGACGAGTTCCACGTCTTCAAGGATCGAGAGCTTGTGGACGTGCTTGAGACGGGCATGGGGGCGAGGTCACAGCCGCTTACGATCTACATCACGACAGCAGGCACCGACATGATGGGGCCGTGTTACAAGGACTGGCAGAGGGCAATTAAGGTTCGCGACGGTGTTCTTGAGGACGCCTCGTTCCTGCCCTGCATCTACGCCGCCGACCCCGAGGACGATCCGTTCGTCGAGGAGACGTGGAAAAAAGCCAACCCAAACTACGGGGTTACCACAAAGCCCGAATACTTTCGACAATTCGCCCAGAAGGCGAAGGACTCGCCGGCCGACGAAATCGTCTTCAGAACCTTGCACTTAAACCAGTGGCAAAAAAGTGAAACGAAGTGGATTCGCCACGGTGCCTGGGACGCTAACAACGGGCCGCTGCGAGACACTGCCGGCCGCCCCTGCTGGTGCGGCGTTGACTTGGCAAGCACGTTCGACACGACCGCGTTCGTCGCAGTCTGGCCGATGGTCGAGCCGGATGGCACCCTGACCTATGACGTTCACGCCAAGTTTTTCATCCCCGAGGAGAACGCGCAGAAGCGTTCCAAGGAGGATAGAGTGCCATATCAAGCCTGGGCAGAGGCTGGATATGTTAAATTAACGGAAGGCGATGTGACGTGCTACGATACTGTGCGAGACTATATTCTCTCGTTTTGCGAGAAGAATGACGTTCGTGCTGTAGCCATAGACCGTTGGAACGCGGTTCATCTGACGACTCAGCTTGTCGGCGAAGGCATTGATGTAAAGCCTTTTGGACAAGGTTTTGCCAGCATGAGTTCGCCTTCTAAGTTGCTCGAAACTGCGACCATCGGCAAACGCATCCGGCACGCCGGGAACCCGGTTCTCGCGTGGCAGATGAGCAATGTGCAGATCAAGATCGACGACGCGGCGAACATAAAACCGACGAAGAAGCACAGTCACTCGACCGCCCGTATAGACGGGGTTGTGGCATTGATCATGGCTCTGGGCCTCGCCAGCGGCGAGAACCACGGCACAACAGACGAACCAACCCTCATGGTGCTGTGACGTGGATAAAATCGACGAGGAAGTCGGCAATCTGATTGAGCTTCGAGATGGCTATTCCCGCATCTTCGAGGAAATCAAAGAGTCTCGTCGGACGGTTGCTGGCGCCAACGTCTCCCCCGAGACGAGCCTGCAATGTGCGGCGGTCTTGGCGTGTGTGAGAGTGCTCGCCGAAAGCCTCGCATCACTTCCAATGAACGTCTATCGCCGCCTCCCCGGCGGCGGCAAGGAGATTGCAGACGAGCAGTATCTGCATGAGGTGCTCTGCCATCAGCCGAATTCGTGGATGACGAGCTTTGAGTTCCGCGAACTCATGCAAAGCTGGTTGCTTCTCTGGGGCAACGCCTACGCCTACATCAAGGGCGGCCGGCAGGGTGGCGTGAGCGAATTGATCCCGCTGCATCCGTCGCGGATGGAGGTCAAGCGTCTCACCAATGGCAAGCTCCGCTACTACTACACAGAACCGACCACGCCGATTCAGCCCCAGGTTCACGTCACTGAGTATCGGCAGGACGAGATATTTCACCTCCGCTGGCTCTCCAGCGACGGCGTTACGGGTTTTGTGCCGACGGCCTTGTCTCGAGACGCTATCGGTCTGGCTCGGGCCACCGAACTCCACTCGGGTGCATTCTTCGGCCACGGCGCGATGCCTGGAACGTACATCGAAACCGACCAGCCGCATAAGCCCGAGGTGCTCGCCCGCTTCAAAGAGCAGTGGAACGACGCTCACGCCGGCCCGAACAACGCCTATAAGACCGTCGTCATGCCGTTTGGCTTCCACCGAAAGCAGATCGAGCAGCGTAATGATACGGCTATGCTCGTCGAGACTCGGCGCTACCAGTGCGAGGAGGTGGCGCGCGTCTACCGCGTCCCAGGCCATTTAATCGGCGACTTGTCGAACGTCCGTTTCAGCACGGTGGAGCAGTCGGCCATCGACTTCGTCACCTTCTCGTTGATCCCGTGGTGCCGCCGATGGGAATCGGCCTGCCGGCGCGATCTCGTCGTGGACGACAAGCAGTATTTCGTCCAGTTCGACACGAATGCCTTGATGGCTGGCGACTACGCCGCCCGCAGCCAGTTCATCCGCGAGATGGCGAACCTCGGCGCACTTGACGTGGACGAGATTCGCGCCCAGATCGGGTACAACCCGCTTCCCGACGGCCTCGGCAAGAAGCGGTTCGTTCAGGTCAATATGCAATTGCTGGATGCGTTCACGGTGGAGAATCCGAACGGTCAGAAGCCGCAGCCCGAGGGCAACCCTGCCCAAGCCAACCAAGAACCGACCAAGAACCAACCAGAAACCAACCAAGAGCCGACCAAAACAACCGACCAAACCGACCTAGAACCGACCAACGACGCCAGGGCGATTGCCGGGGCCGAAGTGGTCTTCAAGACGACGCTTCGACGCCTCGCCGGAGTCGAAGCCGACGGCGTGCTCGAGCGCCGCAACAAGCCAGAGAAGATGGCCGCGTGGCTGGACACTATTGCCGCCCGCATCCGCGAAGAACTTCGCGAGTCGGCCCAGGCTACCGGCAGAGATATCGATCAGTTTGCGTCGAATTGGGCGGCCCGGTCGCGTGAACTCCTCTTGGAGTGCCACCGAAGCGGGCAGAAGTATGAGATTGCAACCGAAGGATGGTGCGATAAGCACCTCTAATCATGCCACAACCACTTGAAGGCGTCGTCGAAGCTCTCCAGGCATCTCTTGCCCTGCATTGGTCGCAGGCAGAGATGTATGACCTCCAGGCGGTGCATCTGACCCGCTGGGGATACCCCAAGCTGGGCAAAACGTGGGCGGCATACGCCAAGGACGAGCGGCACCACATTAAGAAATTGTCTCAGCGTCTTGAATTCTTCGACGTGCAGCCGGAGCCGGCCCATCAGCTACCCGAAACGTGCCGGCACGACTTCGAGGATGTTCTTGATGACAACTACGAGGCCGATTTGCAGGCAGCAGAGGTCGAAAGGCAGGGATATCTGACGTGCAGCGCCGTCGGAGACAGCACTTCGGCCAAGCTTTTCGCCAAACTTCGCGCCGGAAGCGAGGAATCAATGGCAAATATCGAAGCAATTCGACAAGTAATTTCTGACATCGGCCTCGACAACTACCTCGCGAATCAGGTCTGACCATGCCAAATATCGGTGAAATCGAACGCAGAACCATGCTTTCTGAGGCTCAAATCGAGCTTCGGGCCACCGAAAACGGCGATAAAAAGGCCGTAATTACGGGCTATGGGGCAGTATTTAACTCCGAAAGTCGCAATCTCGGTGGCTTTACGGAGACAATCCACCCCGCTGCGTTCGACAACGTGCTCTCGTCGAATCCCGACGTGATCGGCGTGTTCAACCACGACCGCAATCTGCTCCTGGGGCGAACGAGCAACGGCACGATGAAGCTGACGACCGACGCCTACGGTCTGCGTTACGAAATCACTCCCAACACGAATACGAGCATAGGAAAAGATGTTACTGAGTGGGTGCGGGATCGTAGCGTCGTCGGCAGCAGCTTCGCGTTCGCGATCTCGAAGGATAAAGGCGACTCTTGGTCTACCGACGCCCGCGGGATGCGTCGTCGTGAGGTGCGAAACATCGCCCTGCTCGAGGATGTCGGCCCCGTGGCCCGGCCCGCGTATGACTCGTCGAGTGTCGTCGTCAGCCGGCGAGCAATTGAGCTTGCCCTCGGCGACATCAATCGCCCGAATCAGACGATGGCGAACGCTGCGAAGCGTGGACTGAAGCTCGCCGAACGCAACGAAGGCGTCGATGGCGTGCTGGTCGGCATTGCCGAGCGGCTGGCCGCCCGAGAGATAGTCAGCATCGAAGAAGTCGCCTATCTCTCGGCCGTCTACGAACGCTGCTTGGCGGCGAAGACCATCGGCTGGTCGGGAACGCCCGCCTGGGTGGAGTGGCAGCTTGCCGGAGGCGACACTGGTCAGAAGTGGATTGCCCGTCGATCAACGCCGATGGTGGTTCCAGAGGAGCGAGCCAAGCCGAATGAGTTGTCAGAGGGCGATTTCGTGTTGTGGGACGGCGGCACGGGCCGAGTCGAGTACGTCATGCGCGACGGATCGCTTCAGGGGCAGACGGCGACTCCCGATTCTCCGCTGGCCGTGATTACTCCGTTCGATGACGACGAGCCGGAGGACTACCTAGTGGTCGTGATGGTCTCGGAACTCGAGAAAATCGACGACCTCGCCGATGAGGATGAGATGGGCGAGGAGCGAGCGGCCGGCGACGAGTCGCAGTCTACCCCCGCGCCCAAGAAGGATCAGATCACGGGCAGCGACAAGAACAAGCCGGGGTCGGCGAAGAACGCTGGCGGCAAGATCAACCTGTCGAAGGCGGCTCGGGCGGGCCTCCAGAACAAAGTGCGAGATCATAACGCTGCGATGAAGGAAGACGACAAGCCGGCGTGGTCGCGGACGACGCTGGGGCAGTTGCTGGCCGTCTATCGCCGAGGTTCCGGCGCTTACTCAACCAGCCACCGGCCTGGAGTCAGCCGCGCCGCATGGTCGATGGCGAGGGTCAACGCCTATCTGTTTCTGCTCCGCAACGGCAGGCCGAAGGACGCGAAGTACGTCACTGACAACGATCTTCTTCCGGCCGATCACCCGAAGTCGTCGAAAGAGCGGAGCCACGAAGTTGATGTCGAACAGCGTGCCGTGAGCCTTGTGCCGAGTCAGGGCATGGCGGCAGCCGCCCGCCGCGGCCTCAAGCTTCACGAAGCGGGCCGCTCCGGCGACGGCCTCAAGCCCGAGACGGTTGCTCGAGCGCACAAGATCGCCGCCCGCGACGAACTGACTCCCGAGCACGTTCGCGAGATGCGGGCGTGGTTCGCGAGGCACAAGGTTGACCGTCGCCCAGGCTGGGATGCAGCAGGCAAGGAGACTCCTGGGTTCGTTGCTTGGGAACTCTGGGGTGGAAACGCTGGTCAAGAGTGGAGTGAGTCGAAGGTCAAGCAGATGGACGGCGATAGCGAAGCTGGTGAGTCGCGAGATGTCGAAGTGCCCGCCGAGATCGTCGAAGAGGCGGCACAAGTAGTCGTCGAATCGCCGAAGCAGGAACGCGGCGAAGACTTCTCAGGCAAGATCGCATCGCTCAAGGCAACTATTCTGCGGAACAGTTTGCACGGCGATAGTTAAGTTCGTTAGACTACATAGATACACATTGCTTCGCGACGGAAGTCGCGAGGGGCAGTGCGAGCGACTTGAGGATTCAGGTCTGCGGCGCGCTAGCGGGAACACCCGCCAGCCGTCGCATTTCGCGTTTGGCTGGCTCAACTAGGAGCAGAAGCCAAATGGCATCGAATCTCAAGCGTCTTCAGGATCGTGCCGCGGCCATCGCCGCGAGGATGACCGAACTGGCCGCCGTGGCCGAGCGTTCGGAAGATCAGACCGTCGAACTGCGGAAGCTCTCCGGCGAAGCCGACACCGTCAAGGCCGACCTTGACTTCGAGTCGATGATCGCTGCGAAGGAGAAGGAACTCCGCTCGGTCGTCGAGGTCGCCGCTCCTGCTGCGGTCGCTGCCCCGGCCCCCGAAGCTCCGAAGACGGAGATTCGTGCGGTCAACATCCATCACACCCAGCTTCGCGCGTTCAACGACGGCCCCGAGGCTGTCGAGAGTGCCTACCGCTGCGGCCGATGGCTGCGTGCTCATGCGTTCAAGAACGCTGACGACATCCGCTGGTGCAAGGATCACGGCGTCGAGGCCCGCGCTCTCAACGAGGGCAGCAACTCGGCTGGTGGCGCTCTGGTGCCGGAAGAGTTTGCCGCTCGCGTGATCCGCTTGGTCGAAAACTACGGTACGTTCGCCGCGTCGAACGTCGAGAAGATCACGATGTCTCGCGACACGATGATCATTCCGAAGCGTATCACGGGCACCTCGGCCTACTTCGTGGGCGAAGGTACTGCGGTCAGCGAGTCGGAGCCGACCTACGCGAACGTCCAGCTTATTGCCAAAAAATTGGCCTGTGGTACGAGGCTTAGTTCGGAGATCGTAGAGGATGCGTTGGTGAGCATCGCTGACGCAGTCGCAGTCGAGTTCGCCACGTCTCTGGCTCTCAAGCAGGATATGTGCGGCTGGCTCGGTGACGGCACCAGCACCTACGGTGGCATCTACGGCGTTGTGCCGAAGATCAACGACGGCACTCACACGGCGGGCGTTCTCGGTGCGAGCACCGGAGCTACCGGCTTCGAGACGCTGACGATCACCGACTTCATCAAGACCATCGGCAAGATGCCGCTCTACGCCCGCCAGGGTGCCGAGTGGTACATCTCGCCGGCTGGCTTCGCCGCGTCGATGGCTCGCCTCCGCTACGCGGCCGGCGGAAACACCGTCGAGCAGCTTGGCAACGGCGTGAGCGAGACTTTCCTTGGATACAAGGTCAACCTCGTCCATGTAATGGACACCACGCTCGGTGCCGATGCCAGCAAGGTGAAGGTTCTGTTCGCGAACCTGGGACTGTCGAGCATCTACGCTCGTCGTCGGGACTTCTCGGTGCGGATGTATGACCAAGTCTACGCCACCACCGATCAACTCCTGCTTCAGGGAACGAGCCGCTTCGATATTGTCCATCACTCCCTCGGCGACAACACGACCGCCGGCCCGGTGATTGCCCTCAAGACCGCGGCGTCGTGAGCCTAACCCAACCTCTTAGAAGGAGTATCTAGACCATGATTCATTCGCAGATGGAAAAGGTTGTCGCCGCCGTCCCGACGGCTGTCGGCACCAGTGCAGTGGCCTTGACGATTGACACTCTCGGCTGGGATCACGCCAGCGTGACTGTCCTGCGGGCCAGCAACGCATCAACGGTGTTTGCCAGCGCGTTGAAGATCGAGCAGTCGGACGACAACTCGTCCTACTCCGATGTCTCCGGCTTCGTCGGTGGCACTGACTTCACGATCCCGGCCGTCTCCGACACAGCGTCGGCCGCCGTTGTGAAGCTTGACGTGAACACCTTGGCGAAGAAGCGGTATCTGAAGGTCACCGCGACCCCTTCGGTGAGCGTGAACACTGTTGTGACGGCTCGGCTGTCCCGTGGCGAGAACGCCCCGGCCACCGCGTCGGAAGCTGGTTGCATCGGCTGGGTCAAGGGCTAATCCCGTAACTGCGGGACGGCCATGATGGCCGACAAGGCGCAAGGATGCGCGCCCGCTCCAAACAAGGAGCGAACCGTGCTATTGCGAATTGGTAACTGTGACGCGGAAATCAGAGTCGCGGCGGTGATGTCCACCCCGCGACTCGGATTTACCGACAATTTCTTTTGCGTGGCGTCCGCGCTTGCCCCTCACGGCATCAGTCCAATGAAAGTGACAGGTGCCTACTGGGGTCAGTGTTTGCAGAGGGCAATGGAACAGGTCGTCAACGAGCACGACGTGATCCTGACCATCGACTATGACACCGTCTTCAACTCAAGGACGGTTGAAGCCCTGCTGGCCCTCCTCATGCACTCTGGCATGGATGCCATCGCCCCGCTTCAGACGAAGCGGGAGACGAATGCGGTCATGCTGGCGCTCCCAGGCGTGAGTGCAAGCGAAAAGACGGAAGTCGGCACCGACTTTTTCGAGAAGGTCGTCCAGCCGGTTTCGACTGCTCACTTCGGTCTGACGTTCCTGAGAACGTCAGCGCTCAAGAAGATGAAGAAGCCGTGGTTTGTCTCTAGCCCGAACAACAAGGGCGAGTGGGACGGAGATCATATCGACGAGGACATTGGCTTCTGGAATTCATGGGCGGCCTGCGGCAATACGCTGGGCGTTGCCACCCAGATCAGCGTCGGCCACGCCGAACTGATGATCACATGGCCGTCTAGAACCGACGCAGGCGGGAAGGTGCAGCAGCACACGACCGACTACTGGGGCAACGGCCAGAAGGCTCCCAAGGAAGCATGGGGGTACGCAAATTGAAAATCCGCGTGCTCCAGAACTTTGATTGTTACGAAGCTGGTCAAGTCTTTGAGGACTGGCCGGCGGGCATGTGCGATCTGCTCGTTCGCCGCGGGCTGATCGAACAAGTCGAGACGGCCGAGGCAGTGCCCGAAACGATTGAGCGGGCCGAGGTTGGCATCAAGACGAAGCCAAAGCAGAGGAAGTAATGGACACGATTGTCTTCGGTACACCGCAGAAGCCGACGGCGACGATTACGCCGTTTCGTAGTCTTCGGCGAATCACGTCGCCAGCCGTCGAGCCGGTGAGCTTGGCGTTCGCGAAGACTCACGCCCGCGTCGATACCGAGGCCGACGATCTCTACATCCAGTCTCTGATCTCGGTGGCCCGTGAGTATGTCGAGGACATCCTAGACATCACGATCTGCACCACGGTCTGGGAGGTCAAGTATGACTTGTTCCCAATCTGGGCGATCATCCTGCCCCGCCTGCCCATGCAGGACAAGACGATCACCGTGACCTATCGCAGCGGCGACGGCACATACAGCACGCTCTCGAGCGCCAATGCCGCGTTTCAAGTCGATGCCAGCGTCCTGCCTGGGCGAATCTACCCGCAGTGGGCCACGGCGTGGCCGGCGACTCGAGGCGACGAGAACTCGGTGACGGTGCGGTACACGGCCGGCTACGGCGACGACGGGCGAACCGCGCCCGCCGTGACCAAGCACCTCATCTGCCTCCTTGTGGCCCACTTTTATGACACGAGACAGCCGGCGGTCACTGGAGCACCCGTTTCGGTGCCGCAGACGTTTGAGACGCTCCTGGCCGCAGCCAGCATGGGGGTTTACCGATGACCATCCGCGCCCGCATCGATGTTGACGCCGTCTACCACGACGCCTCCGACACCTCGCTGACGGTTGGCACGCTGGCCGAGCATCTGGCTCCGTCTCTGACGCGGGCACAGACCATCAGCGGCAACGTCGGAACGGCGTCGGTGCAGATCGTCGGCACGACGCCGCTATCGACCATGGTCGTGAAGAACACCGGAAACGGAGTCCTGCGGCTGGCTGGCAGCGTCGATGTGGCGTCGGGGCGGCTCGCCGTCCTCCCCGTGACGGCGACGATTACGGTTTCGGCTCCCTCTGGCTCCGGCTCATACACCGCTCTCTGGATGGGGTGAGCCATGATCAACTCTGGCGCAATGCGAGAGCGGGTGACGATCCAGAGGCCCGTGGAAAGCCAAAGCTCGTTCGGCGAGACGACGCTCTCCTGGGAAGACGAGGGCACGGTCTACGCCAGCGTAATGGGCGTGAGGGCCGCTGATTACTTCGCTGCCCAGCAGGCCGGCGTGCTCGTCACCCACCGCATCCGCATTCGCTTCTTCCCCGGCATCACGCACCAGCACCGACTGCTCTGGCGTGGCCGGGTCATGGAGATCAGCAGCGTGCTTGAGCGCGAAGCCCGGTCTGTGCATGAAATCCTGGC